GATGTTGACCCTATTAAACAATTTATTGTTAATCTTACTATCCAACAACAGTATGATTTAACTGGAAATGTAACTGGTCACTGGACCATAGACTGGGATACATCCTGCTATCTTGATCAAGACTTATATCTGCAACAGTTAGAAATTCTATATAACAAGCTAGAGCTTACGGACTTTGATGCCGGTAGGGCAAAACAACTATACGCAGTTTGGGTAGAGACACTAGAACGTTACTGTAGTAATAGGGCGTTGGCAGTTGATAGATCTTGACTTCCTGCCACTAAGTGTGTATAATAAAAACATGAGAATCCTAACCCTTGAGAATCAGCATTACGACTTGGACACTTTGCCAGATGAAGTTGACGACATGCGTTTTGCTATCTTAGACAATTCAGACCCTAACAGTCCAGACTACTATTATATCCCGTTGATTTTTCTAGAAAGCTTTAGCGCCCCTGCCCTAGTGCTGCGTATCGGTGACAAGACTATTAAAATGCCAGTGGATTGGCAAATCCTAATAGGGGAGCCGGATCTGGGCGACTTAGAAATGCTACCGTTGACCAGTATCAATGATCGTGGGTTTAAAGCTTTTGAGTTCAACCCGCTAAGTAGTTTTAGGCCCAGCTTTCCGGACATTGAGATTGTGGACGTTTATCATGAAGTTACTTGGTATGCCCCCAAACTTAAAAATGGGCAAATTTTGTCGGTACCTATCGACGATGGGCCAAAACCTCGATGCGTGTACTTTGTAAAAGACATTAGTCGAAATTGTGAAGTTGTACAATATGACAAGGCATGGTAGTATGGAACAATACGAAAAAAGTGGACCCAAAGTTGATGCGCCGGCGCCGGCACCTGAGCAAAAACTTGTTAGCTCGAAGATTGATTTGTTAGATCAACGGCTGCAAGATCAAACTCGAACTATTGCTATCATGCAACGCGAAATGCGCCGCATGCAAAATCAACTCGACGAAGCAACTAGCGCAATTAACAGCATACGCCGTGGATAAACTTAGCATTCAAAACGAGATGAATCGATTCGATCTCAAAGATCGAGAATTTTATAACAGTCTTACCGATGAGGAACGTAAAAAGTTCTCCAACTATCTTATGATACGGTGGGGATCGGCTGTGCATGGTAGTCGAGAACTGCAAGAGTTTTATCTAATCTCGTGCAACGAGAGACTTAACAAGCACTTCTTTGCCATAAACCGCCATCCTAAGCTACAGTGGTTGTGCGCTACCGCTGTGAGTCCGGGCATGGGCACACACCGGCATCAGTGGATCTCGCCCAAGAAGAAGGAAGCAGGATCCAATGAGATCAAGAAAACTCTTATGGAGCTTATGCCCAATACCAAGTTATCGGATATTGACACACTATCCAAACTTATTAACAAGAAAGACTTGAAAGAGTATTTGCGTGAACACGGCCACACTGACAAAGACTGAATACACTTGTAACCATTGTGCTCGTGCGTTCAAACGGGAACCAAGCTTGGCCACGCATGTGTGTGAATCCAAACGTCGATACCTTGAGCGGGACGAGGTAGGTGTTAAGATTGCTCTCCAGGCTTACTTGAGATTTTACGAGATTACCCAAGGCACAGCAAAGAACAAAACGTTCAAGGATTTTGCTGCTAGTCCCTACTACAGAGCATTTGTTAAGTTTGGCCGTTACTGCCAAGAGATCCGTGCTGTCAATATGCCACAGTTTGTTAACTGGGTAGTTAAGAAAAATAAAAAGATTGATCACTGGTGTCATGAATCTGTATACTACGAATACTTAATGGAGTACCTGCGCACTGAATCTGTAGGTGATGCCTTGTCCCGGTCAATTGAATCCAGCATTGACTGGCAAGAAAAAACTGGCAACGCAGCACATGACTACCTCCGTTACGGCAACGCTAACGCACTGTGCTATGCGATCTCGACCGGCCGGGTGTCAGCCTGGGCTGTATACAATTCGGATTCGGGGCATGAGTTGTTGGCACGACTTAACTCTGAACAGTTGACTATGATTTGGCCCATGGTCGAAACTGATGCCTGGAGTCAACGACTTCGTGACCATCCAGAAGATCGTGACTATGCACGGACAATTTTAAAACAAGCAGGCTGGTAGTAGATGAGTGCAGACATTGATATCGACTTTGCTGATCGATCCCAGATGTTAAAGTTGATTGATCATATCCCGGCTATGCAACAGGTAGACAACAAAGTGCGTAAGCACAATAGCGGAGTTTATCTTACTGACATTCCTGTAGATCCAGTGCACGGATGTGCTGCAATTGATTATTCCGCAGCTGATCGGCGTGGATACTTCAAGATTGACTTCTTGAATATGAGTGTATACCAGCTAATTCAAAATCCCGAGCATTATGCAACTATGCTCGCAGCAACTCCGCCTTGGGAACGAATTTGGAATGATATAGCCTGGGCTAAACAGTTAGTGCACGTGGGCAACTATGCAGATTTGCTAGCGTCAATGCGTCCAGACTCTATACCCAAGATGGCTGCGTTTATCTCAATTATTCGTCCAGGTAAAGCACACCTGCAGCAAAGGCCCTGGGCAGAAGTGTTTCCTTTGGTATGGGATGGAGATGATAGCCGGGGTTACACCTTTAAGAAGGCACATGCACTTTCATACGCACTGCTAGTAACACTACATATGAATTTGCTTAGTTGATTCGTCTGACCAATGTTATACTCTTGCGCTTGGACTTTTTGCGGCCAAGATCGTTTAAGCTGCACACTGGGCCATGGATAATCTCAAGATCTCGATTACTAAAGGTGCGTAGATAAGGACGAAACAGATCCCACTCGTGTTTGAGAAAGATATTGATGGGAATACTGCGATTGCTTTCCCACCACCATGTGTTAGCCAGCTCGATGAATATTCGTTTCAGAGCAGCATCTAGTATGTTACCAAAGTCGTAAATGGTGGTGATGGCGTCGTCGCGATTTTGAATGATACCAACATACTCCACGCCTGCGTATGAACACAGGGTGATAAAAGGGTACTTAGAAGTTAGAGTTTGGAATATGTTTTCACCCATCGCGGACTATTTATATGTTCTTTTTTTTGGTAAATATAGTCTATGTATTCAACGCCCGTATATTTATATCAGCAAATTCAGACAGTTTTATTGATTGATATCAGTGGGGCTTACTTTGACCGGAGATGGCAACCAGTGTATGCAAAGAAATTAAAACTCAACTTGGGTGTGGATAACGTGATCCTAATCCAATTTCAAAATCAAGATCAGAAACCCGTAAACATTTCTGGTTGCACGTTTACCTTCCGCATTATCAGTCAAAACGGTGAGGACTTGCTGTATGCAACTGAATTAGTTGCACTTAGTGCCGCACTGGGTCGAGCCAAGGTTACAGTTCCTGCTGCCGACACTGCATATTTCCAGGCACAACCTGCAAACTGGAGCCTGGAGATATCATCCGGCAACTTAGATCAAGCTGTGCTAGTTGATGCATATTCAAACGCCCGGGGAGACATTGATATTGTTAATTCTGTGTTTCCGACTTTTGTTGCTAGTCAAGTGCTGACTATCCCTAGTCAGGCAGCTCAAAATAATGTATTCTATTCTAGTACCGTAACAACTGACGGGTGGGCCATGACCACATTCCAAATTGACACTGTTGGCCTAACCGGTAACTTGACAGTACAAGGCAGTACTGGCGGAACTGCCAATACAGTAGAGTGGTACAATATTGCCTTTGAAGACCTCAAGGCCGGAAACATTGCTAACTCAGTTTCTTTTACTAACTCCACTGAGCGGTTAGGGTTTGATGTTGAGGGTTACCATCCTGAACTACGACTAGCAGTGCAGATTCAATCAGGAGCACTACCAACTATTGTCTACCGGTAACCACTTAGTGTGCTAATTACTTGATGAGTAAGATTAGGAAACTGGTTGTATTTGGAGATAGTTGGACCTTTGGTGATGAGTTAATGGCACCGGAGTTGGCGAGTCGACCAGATCGTTATACGGCAATGTCCGAGAATGATCAATATCGACTACAGCATTGTTGGGCTCGTCATGTAGCTGATCGTTTTAAATTAGAACTAGTCAACTTGGCCTTTAACGGCATGAGTTTGCAGAGCATGATTTGGACAGCATTGTGGTGGGTCAACAATCACGATGTATCTGACAGCCTGGTAATAGCAGCACTTACACTAGATCATAGAACCAGTTGGTATCAGGACAATGTACCCGGTCGAACTCCGGAATGGAACATGCACATGCATTCGGCTTGGGAACATACATCTGGACCCTGGAAGGAAGTAAAACAAAATTACTTCCAATATAGTCAAGGAGACATGCTGGATCAGTATCAACGACAGCAAGCGGTGTTATGCTTTGACAGCATTGCTGATCGCTACCAGATCCCAGTGATTCAATTTGATATACATCCAGATCAAACTCCATACTATGGAAAACAACATGCTTATGTTGGCGAAGCTGCCTGGAACTGGATCGAAGATAATCGAGCAAAGAACAAACACCCTAACGAACAAGGGCATGTTTTGATTGCTAACAGGTTGATTTCGTGGATAGAATCTGTTAAACTTATGAAGTGATAGACCTACTCGCTTACTTGCCGGCTCGACGAAAACAAACCTCTTCGGGTTGGCTTAGTTTTAACTCGCCCTGCTGTGTACACAACGGGCATTCGGCTGATCGTAGGCAACGTGGAGGTATCAAGGCAACCCCGGACAGCTGGAGTTTCCATTGCTTCAATTGCCGATTTACTGCAAGTTGGCAACTGGGCCGCAATCTAAGCATCAAAGCTCGTAAGTTTTTGGGTTGGATAGGAGTATCAGACCATGATATCGAAATGCTTAATATCGAAAGCTTGCGACATCGCAGTATACACGGAATCATTGAGGATCGACAGCGAACTGCCGAACTGCTACTAGGTGTTGAGTTTAAAGAACGCGACCTACCACCGGCCGCTGAACTACTTACACCCGAGCATGGTGAGTTTTGGCAGTATGCTCGTAATAGATGTGTGCCCGAAGACTTCCCCCTAATGACACAGATACGCAACGACGGTGTGCACTGGACTCGGCCACATGTGATTGTACCATTTACATATGATAACAAGATTGTAGGTTATGCTTGCAGGTTTGTAGACAACAAACAACCAAAGTTCATAAACGATACACAACCTGGTTATGTGTTTGGCACAGATTTGCAGCAGGCCGACTGGCAACATGTGCTAGTCATGGAAGGCGTATTTGATGCAATCTGTATCGGCGGTGTTGCGGTATTGCACAACGACATCAATGATGCGCAGGCCAGGCTGATAAGAAACTTAGGGAAAGAAATCACCGTAGTCCCTGATCATGACAGTGCAGGTATGGCCCTAGTTGACCGTGCAGTAGAACTAGGGTGGGCTGTGAGCATGCCCGATTGGCCCCCGGGGATTAAAGACGTTAACGATGCAGTGGTCACATTTGGCCGGCTGGCCGCACTGCTAACTATAATGCAGGCCAGGGAAACTAGTCGAATCAAAATAGAACTAAGGAAGAAACAACTTGTTAAAAAGCTACGATAAACTTTGGGTACTTGGTGATAGTTATTCTACCCCAGGTTTAATTGTCAATCCACAAGATAGTTTTTGGGGTTTACCTGCATTAAATAGGAATAAGATTTGCTAAAAGAATACAGAACTGACGTTCAAAAGTTGTTTTTGGAGATGATGCTAGAGGATGCATCTAGCTATGTCCGCGTTCAAAATATCTACAATCCGGAAAACTTTGATAAGAGTCTACGCCCGGCTGCTGTATTCATCAAGGAGCACAGCGATAAACACAAGACCATGCCGGATCGCTTGCAGATCTCTGCCACAACGGGTATCAAGCTACAAGCTGTACCGGACTTGAATGAGGGGCACTTTGAATGGTTCATGGAAGAGTTCGAGTCGTTTACACGTCGACAAGAACTTGAACGGGCAATTTTAAAAGCAGCAGACTTGTTAGAAAAGGGCGATTACGATCCAGTTGAGAAACTGATCAAGGACGCAGTGCAAATCAGCTTGACCAAAGACTTAGGCACAGATTACTTTGCAGACCCAGCTGCACGGATCAACAAGTACTTTAATAGTGGCGGCCAGGTTAGCACAGGTTGGCCACAACTGGATAGATTGCTGTACGGTGGTTTTAGCCGCGGAGAACTGAACATCTTTGCAGGCGGATCAGGGTCAGGCAAGAGCTTGGTCATGATGAACATTGCACTGAGCTGGGTACAGGCCGGACTTAGTGGAGTGTATGTTACCCTGGAACTTAGTGAAGAACTGACCAGTTTGCGCACAGATGCCATGCTGACCAGCATGAGTACCAAGGACATTCGCAAGGATATCGGTACAACTGAGCTCAGAGTCAAGATGATAGGCAAAAAATCTGGCAACTATCAGGTCAAAGGACTTCCGGCACAGAGCAACATCAACGACATTCGTAGTTTCTTGAAAGAGTATCAGATCCAAACTAACAAGCGTGTGGACTTTGTCATGATTGATTACCTGGACTTGTTGATGCCGGTGAGTGCCAAGGTTAGTCCCAATGACTTGTTTGTCAAGGACAAGTACGTGAGTGAAGAACTGCGTAACTTGGCCAAGGAACTGGGTGTGTTAATGGTGACTGCAAGTCAGTTGAATCGTAGTGCTGTGGAAGAGAATCAGTTTGATTATAGTCACATTAGTGGGGGCATTAGTAAGATCAACACAGCAGACAACGTGTTCGGTATCTTCACTAGCCGTAGTATGCGCGAGCAAGGCAAGTATCAGATCCAGTGTATGAAGTCGCGTAGTTCAACCGGAGTAGGACAAAAAATCGATCTTGAGTACAACATCGAAACTATGCGTATTACTGACGAGGGCGGAGACAGTGCCGGTGATCGCCCAACCAGTTCAATTATGGATGCAATCAAAACACGTAGTCAAGCACAGGCGGCCGACAAGCTTGAAATTAGTGATACTGTAAAGTTTGAACGTGCGCCCAGGGCCGACGACGTACCAAAAATCTCGGCTGAAATTCAATCAACCAAGCTCAAGCAATTACTAGGGCAGATTAAGAAATCTTAATCACTCTACGTATAGGCAGTAATTTAAATAAATAATTCAAAGGCCATGTGAGCATGCAGAAAAAGACACGCAGCATATTAGAAGAATTAGACACGCTGTACCAAGAAAAGCATTCTGATCAAGATCGTCGGTACATCATTGAATCTCGCGCAGCTAATGTGATTGCCAGTGCCATCCGCCTGGTGGAACAAATTGAGTCCAGCTACACCCCGGAACAGGCAGATAACCTTGTGCGCAAGTTGTTTAATGCAATACGTACCAAGGATCAAAGTAAATTTACAAGAACAATGAGGAGAACCGATGCTAACTGAAGGCGGGAACGTATTCAAAGGTGCCGATGGTACGATTTTAACACAGCGTATCAATCAGGCCGATGTCATGCCTACAGTGAAGTGGCTGGAACAGATCACCGGTGTTGATTTTACACAAGACAAAGCCGCAGACGGCAAGCCGGCCAAGTGGCTGGGCAGTACTGGGCGCAAGGCCACATCGGGTGACCTGGACCTGTTGGTGCACGATGCTGACATTAGCAAAGAACAGCTTGCTGCCAAGCTGCACGCCTGGTGCGTATCACAGCGTGTAGATCCTAAACAGTACATCAAGAAGACTGGCATCTCGGTGCATTTTTTCACAGCCATTGATGGCGACCCCAGTCATGGATTTGTACAAACAGACTTTATGTTTACTGCGAACCCATCATGGACAGTGTTCTTCTTGAGCAGTGATCCGGCGTCTGCGTACAAGGGCATGAGTCGTAACATCTTGTTGAGTTCTGTGGCCAAGGCCATGGGATACAGAATCAACTCCAACATTGGTCTAGTAGATCGAACCACTAACCAATTGGTTCCCGGGGGAGACAATTCCGACACTGTTGCCAAACTCCTGCTGACTCCGCAAGCCAATACAGAAGACATGTACAGTGTAGAACGTATTGTTGCTGCACTCAAGAATGACCCCAAGAAGAATGCCAAATTATCGGACTTCCGTGAGTTCATGATCAAGTCTGGCACTCCGTTAGACGAGAATGTCAACTACACAGATGTAGACTGGATGGCACGACTGCGTGACCGGATCATGGTACAGGGCATGCAGCCCTTGATTGAATCCTCGCTTAATGAAGCCGAGGAAGCCGGCATCGGCGGCAAGGCCAAAGGCATCGAACACTTGGAAGATTATGTGTTTCGTTTTGGAACACCGGGTATTCAACGCGCCTTGGACATTGTTAACGCAGCAGCAGCAGCACCTGGCAAAACTACCACAGTCAAATGGGACGGTAAGCCAGCTGTTATATTTGGCCGCAAGCCGGCCACAGGCGAGTTTGTGCTCACAGACGGATCCGGGTTCGAAGCAAAGGGATACGATGGGTTAGCCACAAGTCCTAAAATGATGGCGCAGATACAAGGCATGCGCAAGGGAGACCGCACAGAGCTGATCAGCATCTATGCTGGGCTGTTTCCTGCGCTCGAAGCTGCCCTCCCGGACAATTTTCGTGGCTATGTCAAGGGAGACTTGCTGTACTATCCACAAAACCCCTGGAAAGAAGAAGCCGGCAACTATGTATTCACACCCAACACTGTAACATACCGCATTCCGGCAAACAGTGCGCTGGGACAAAAGATCAAGCAAAGTCAAACAGGCGTTGCCATGCACACACGGTACGATGATGTGGGTGCACCCCGCCAGCCACTAGGGGATATTAAATTCAAACCTGTGCAGGGATTGCTGCTAGTTGACCCCAGCACAAGCGTTCCCCAACAAATTACCCCAGATGCACAATCAGCAGCAGCACTACAGCAAATTATCAAAACACAAGGGGCAAACATCACAGCCTTGTTCAATCCCAATGATTTAAGAGCAAACAAGATCACTGACCTTGCTCGGTTATGCGTGGACTTTGTTAACACCAAGGTGGGCCAAGCCTTGCCTGATGCCCGGACACTAGTGGCCGACTTTGGTAAGTGGCTGCAAAGCAAAGTATCTCCGCAGAAGTTCGATAACATTGTGACTTACCTCAAGAGCAAGCCAGGCAACTTGTCGGGCATGGCCGCCGCTTTCCAAGCATTCTTGCTGCTGCACAACATCAAAGAGAATATCCGTGCACAGTTAGATGCACAACATCCCGGACAAGAGGGATGGGTCATGGCTACCCCTTCCGGCTATGCCAAGGCAGTGGGTCGCTTTACCCCAGATGCGTTTGCTGCGAAGAATCGTGAACAGAATAATCCGACTGCGTGATCGCCATTTTTTATCATCTTGTATAAATAAAGTTAGGGATTCGATTCCCATAAATTAGGAGATTTAAAATGGCATTTTTCCCCCCAGCAAGTGGTGACTCACAACCGGTATTCGCGTTAGATATTAACAATGGCGCCCAAACAGGTGATATTAGTTCTGATGCATTGGTGCAGATGGCAGGCCCCAAGCTTGACTTTTTCAAGATTATTGTTGAAGATGGATCACAAGCCGCTATCGACCTGACTAACGAGTTAGGTAATGTCACATCCGGTGTGTTTACACCAGGTGTTGTTAACCAAATCAATCAGTGCATTCAGTTGAAGGCCACGATTGCTATGTATCAGGTTGAAGCTGACAGTTCGGGTCAACTCAGCATTGCTGTGTATCCGAACGCTGCCTGGACTGCTGCTGATTTGCAAGTTGCTATCCGTGCCCTGGGCAACGTTCAGATCACAGCCAGCAATGGTACAGTGACAGGTGTTAACGTTTCTGGCACAGACGTTACTAACCCTGGCTTCAAGCTAGCTTAATAGTTTTTTGTGTTATCACAGACCCCGGTTATTATCCGGGGTTTTTTCTTGGCCTTAAATACCCCGGTATGCGTATACGTTGCCGAGCCTTTTTTGACATCACCCGGACTGAAGTTAAACACAACTTCCACAAAAACAGAATCCCGTTCACTGATGCAACCGGCCGGCTGATTGAAGATGTGGCCGGCTGGCACCGTGCTAGAAATCAACAACGCAATTGGGAAACTGTAAATCAGGTTATATCGTTGCGCACCCTGCCAGAGGAGATTGTTCCTTCGAAATGCATTGAACAAGACGGGCAACGTGCGTGGCAGTTTGACTTTGTTGTGAACAACCCTGCATCAATTGAGCTTGACGGAAACCCAGTGGGTGTTTTTGAATCAGACTCCAGAGATGTGCCCATGTTGGTCGGACTTGATGAAACACACCAGTTAGCCGACCGCTTGCTGCCCGGCGTCAACATTATGTTTGAAGTTATTTAAGCTAAATATTGTCACTATAACAAGGACAGCGTAATGGACTCCAAGGATATCGAAAAGAAAAATCTCGAAGCACATGTTGAATTATGCGCTGTGCGTTATAAATTCATAGAAGAAAAATTAGATGCAGTAGACGACCAATTAGTCAAGTTGGCCACTGCAATCGGCGATGTTAAAACAATGATGCAACACATGTCAGAAAAGCGCAATACTCAACTTATCAGTTGGGGACTGGGGATCATGGCTGTAAAGGTCTCAATCATTGGATATTTGTTGGCTACTTACGTTATTAAATGAAACCACAAGTACTTGAAAGATTGAAACGTATTGTTGAGCCCGACTTATCGGAACTGGAAAAGAATTTAATTTTTCCCGAGTCTGATGGATATCGAGTTTTTAAGCAGTATTTTATGACTCCCGAAGAAGGGGCTATTAAAGTATTTAAAAATGAAAGTGCACAGGCTGTATTCTCCAGTGTTAAGACTGCGCTGAGCTGGTGTGTATCTGACAAGTACAGCCAACGCAGATTGCGGGACGAGATTGAACGCCTGGATGCTAAGAAGATGCTGCTGCAGGCAGATCTTGCAGTGCGGTCAGCATCGCTGGGTAAAGGCACAAAACGAGAGCTGCGTGCCATAGCCGAAGACAAGATAAATGAAAGAAAATATCGTTTAAAACGATTAGACCTTCAATTAGCCAAATGTATTAATTTGGCTAAATATTGGCAATTAAGAGGATTTAACAATGAAACTTCACGAACTGGGCAGCAGCCGTCCCACCGAACAAGTCGCTAAGGTATTCGAAAGTATACTAGGGGACCGCGTTGATTTCTCCGGCATCAACCGTGCAAAAGCACGTCGTATGCTTGATAAAGTTCAGGCCTTGGTGCGCGAACACAAAAACAGTCCCAGCCGCCATTACAGCGAACGTAATCCTGACTACATGCGTTTGGTCATGATGGGTCAAGCACTGACCAGCGTCATTACAGAAGGCAAAGTTAAAGAACTTGCGGCTGATATTGCAGATAGCAAAATGTCAGCAGCTGACTTCCTGGCCAAGTACAAGAAGACCAAGGCCGAGGCCAAGAAAGAGATTTCTGGCCAGAAGGAAAAAGTCAAAGAAGCGGCTGACGTTACTGACTACAATCCAAAAAGCCAAGGCGGATCAAGAAAAGAGCTGTTGGCAAAGTATGCCAAGTCTGGCAGTGCCAAGCATGCCGAAGCTGCTCGTCGTGCCGGCGCTACGCAGGCTGAATTGAAAAGTGCTAAATCTAAAGCATTAGGCGAAGCTATCATTCCTGGCTCAACCGCAGTTCCGGGCGCTGCCCCCGGAACACCACAAACCCCTCAGCAAGCTGATGCTGCCAAGAAGGCACAATCAGCTCAGGCAATAGCAGCAACCAAGGATCCCAAACTAAAGCTTGCACTAGGCAAGGCTGCCAAGGGACAAAATCTCAATCCTGACGAACAAAAGCAAGTGGCAGGTGCTGCTCTTATGAAGACAGAAGCCCGTTTACGCCGCCGCCTGCGCGAAGAAAACGAACTGCAAAAGAGCCAAACAATCCTGGCCATGCAAGACATGGTTGACCGTATTCAGAAAATGACCGAAGATGTTTCTGAAATGCAATTCAAGGACTTGCCGGCTATTGTGCAAACTCTCAAGAACGAAGGCAACCAGGATCAAGCTGCTCAGCTGCAAACCAGTACTTCTGCTGCGCTGACCCAGCTGCTGCAATCGCTGCAAGAAGGCAAGACACAGCTGGAACAGTCCCAGGGTATCTTGACTGGACAAGCTTCGCAAATTCCAGGCATGGATGCAGGTGCAGCACCGGGCGGCTTGCCTTCCCCAGATGCGCTAGACGGAGCTGATGGTATGGGCGGTGAGCCCGAACTACCGCTCATGCCAGACGATGACGAAGACGAACTGCCAGCAGTCAAACTGGGCCGTGAGCGTCGATAATGTTCTTATTTGAACTTGGTGAGTTTGATCCCGACACAGCAAAGTTGGCAGCACTAAGCCAGTTTTTGTTGGGTCGTGCCGACGATACTGATGCTAAAAAAACAATTTCAGTCAAGAGCTTTTTGCAATTGGCTGCAAATCAAGGCATTAGTTTAACTCAACAACGTTTGCAGGAACTATCCCAACAACCTCCTTTGAGCAATATGATTGCCGCAGTCGAAGACGACACTGGCAATGTGGTATTCAAAGGTGGCGATACCAAAAAGCCAGAAATGACTGTGGACAAAGCACAGGACACCGTCGATCGACTGGCCAAACGCGCTGCATCCCGCAGCATGTAACCAAACCTACTTGTTTTTTATCTCAAGTTCTAGTAAACTCCTTACTAGGACTTCTTTAACCTATGACACGACTTTTACTCGGCAAGCTTGAATTTTACATCACCAACGTATGCAACCTGACCTGCGGCGGATGTAATCGGTACAATAATTACAACTTCAGAGGTGCACAGAACTGGAATGACTATAGTGAAAATCTAGCCAAATGGGCAGAGAAGATCGAAATCAATCATCCGGTAATTCTAGGCGGAGAGCCACTACTTAATGCAACCATTACCCAATGGGTTACAGGACTCCGCAAGTTATGGCCCAGATTG